TACATAAGCCTTGGTTGAAGCATCTGTAGATGTTGTAGGTGTAGCAAGGTTAGTAATCTTTTGGCTGTTTAGAGATACGCTACCAGTAGGTGCAGCCATCTGGTCAAGACGATTTGTCCTTACCTGTGTATCAAAGTCAGAGATGGTACTAGCAGTCTGTGTACCAGTATGGTTAGCACGGGCTAGTGGGTCAGTTGCTAACTTGCTAAGTGCAATAGCAGCACTAGCATTAATATCAGCATTGACGATACTGTTTGTAAGATTTAACTTACCATAAGCAATCTGAGCAGATGAGTTAATGTCTGCATTTACGATTGTATCGTTAGCAATCATTGTGCTAGTTACTGTGCCAGTATCACCTGCAGTAATAGCAGTTCCTGAAATCTTAGTCTTATCAATTGCAGCAGAAGCATTAATATCTGCGTTTACGATAGCGCCAGTAGCAATAGCAGTAGTTAAGTTAACATTACCTGAACCATTAAAAGATACGGCTGAGGCTTCAATATCTCCACTTAGTGAAAAGTCTCTAGCAGTAGCAAGTGTGGCTGCAGAACCTGAAGCATTACCAGTCAAGTTACCAGTTACATTACCAGTTAAGTTAGCAGTTACAGTTCCAGCAGTAAAATTACCTGAAGCATCACGGGCTACGATAGCCGATGCTGTATTAGAAGATGTTGCAGTTGTGGCAGAGTTAGATACTTTACCAGCAGTTGAAATAGTTGATAGTTTGGTATCTGCTATAGAACCAGCAAGCATACCATTGGTTACTGTGCCAGTATCTGTAGTCTTAACTACATTTGCTAATGTTAATCCGTGTGCAGTTGTAGTATTCTCAATGTGCTCATTAGCCTCACGATAATCTCTACCAATTGCCATATGCCGAACTACAGCACCAGCGGAGTGTGCTACGCCAGATGAACCATCAATACCACGAGTAATTGTTAAGGTGTTAGTGCTGACCGCCGTTACATCTACAATTTCTTCAAGCGCTGTATCTGGGTCTATCACCACCGTAAAGGTCTGCCCAGCAGAAACTGTGGCACCACCTAGCAAAGAAGTACCAGATACTACAGTGGCTGTAGTTCCAGCAGATGTTAACGCTGCAGATAGTGTTGTCTGCTGTGAGCGTGAGGAGTATTTACGTGTTGTCATTTAGTTACCTATCGGCTGTAGTGGATGCGGATTGGATATTGTTGTTGTTGACGCTGTACTTCTTCTTGTAAGCGTTGTGTATATAAAGCCAGCAATTGACGTGATGCGTTCTGTGAAGAACCATACGGCCTCTTGCTATCTGTCTCATCTGCCTGTGGGCTAACCTGAGCAGCACGTGCTGGGTCAAGGTAGGTAAGCAAACGATATGAAGCACCTAGTACTACCACATCTTTGCAAGATTCTGGTAGTCCAGTTTGTGTTGTAAAGACCTGAGCATTTGTTGTAAATGCAGTTGGTTCAGTTGCATAAACAACTTTTACGGTTCTGCCTGGGGTGATGTAATCACCAATAGTTACTGTCTGTACTTCATCACTTGAGGTATATCCAAAGGCTGTAGGTTCGGCAAAAGAATCCCAAGACCAACGTCTTACTGGTATCCATTCTTTAGATGGTCCAACCTCTTGCCACATAATTGTTAAAATATTATCTATGTTTAAATTAGCAAATGCGTAAGTAGTAATTGCTGCATTATAAGTAAATGAAGTATCTGCTACTGAGAATATAGAAGCACCCATTGCCCTAATAGTGTCATTAACTGCACGTTTAACTACATGCCGTGGGAAGGTAGGAGAGATAGTAACTTTAGAATCTGCTGTGTGCGTAGCAGCAGTAGTGCCTAGATAACCACGGCCATATGGGGCTATAGTGGCTGTATTAGCCACACGGTCAAATGAGTCTACCCATAATAACTCTTCGTCAATTTCAACAATACCCTTACCTAGATTCTCAGTAGAGCCTAAGTATAAAACTGTAGGTGATGTAGATGATGACGTTAGAGTAGAGACTGCACTGCTTAGGTGAGTTGCTCTATCTTGTTGGTATGTATATCCAGCAAGGTTAATCTGGATTTCATCCATTATGTTTGATAGGGTAGTTGTCATATCTTCCTTTATTATCTAGGTGTAATTAGTTTTGATTTTTCTTTAGGCTTGCCAAAAAATGCTTGATAGTAATGTTCATCAAATGAAAACCGCTTCATATGTGGTGCAGTTGCTCCTGTATGGCAATAAAGTGGAATTTCTGCTTTATTACATAGAACAAAGAAGAATATATCCTCACCCATAAACTTACTACCTCTACCCATTTCCATAAAGATTTGCCCATCTGGGGCTACCTCACGGACTTTAGGTACTATACTGCGATGCATTAAAATAAATCCCATACCTGCAGCATCTACCTTAATTAATTGATTTACTGGTAATGGGTGTACTCTACCTATTGCTATTCCACCATCACCATCATTAATAAAGTTATACGCTGTAGGCATTGGAACCATCAAAGGTTCCTCTGGATTATCTGTAGTAAAATATACTCCAGTAATCAGTGGACGCTTTTCAGCGTCTCTATTATCCCATAATAACTTAAACTTTTCTGGACTGATAACTACATCTGAGTCTACCCATAGTAGCCATTCATAATCAGTCTTGTCATACCAGTAATCAATTACTGTCTGCCTTTGTCTAGCAATTTGATTACCTTGACTACGTATTGTAGAGCCAAATTCTATGCCAGACTTTAGCATTACATCTGCTACGCCTTGCATAAACTTGCCATCTACCATTCCATTGTCGCACCAAACCAGTGCAATAGAATCTTTTTTACTCATAGTCCCCTATGTCTCTATCTGTATTTAGATGTCTTTTTGGCTATTGATTTAGGTTGCTTTACAAACTGTTTACCCTTTGCATTACCTGCAGCCTTGGCTTTATTAGTAGCAGCCTTTTCTGCTGGACTTAATGCAGCCCATGCTTTTTCAGGTAGATATCTTTTTTTACCTTTAGATGGTTTACCATCAGAGGTTTTCCATTTCTGTGCAGTCCAGTCCTTTAAAGACTTTTGAGATTTGGCTAATGCCATTATTTGTAACCTCCGCCAGCCTTCTTATATTGAACAGCAAGTAATTGTGCTTTACGGGCTGACCATTCCCCTGGGTCTCCACCCTTAGAACCAGCCTTAATCTTCTTGAACAATGCAGCCCTCATACCAGGTTTAGTGTAGTTACCTGCAGCATTAACTTTAGATTTAGTTTTTTTCTTGGCTACCATTTTACTTTGTCCGCCCAGTATGCTGCAGACATCTTGCCCTTAGCAATATTCTTAGCATGACGTGCTTTAAAAGATGCTTGACGCTTGGTAGGTTGTCTATCTCCAGTTACACCCTGTTGACCAAATCTAATAGTTTTAATTTGGCTACCCTCTTTAGCCACTACTATATGTGACTTAGTAGGATGATTAGGAGTTCTCTTTGGTTTATTAAAACCAGATACTCCTGCCCTAGCGAGCCTTGAGTCCTTTTTCTTTACCATATTCCCCATACTTTCCTAATACTGACCTAATGATTCCATTTTTATTTAACCGAACCACTAGGCCATTCTTAATCTGAATTGGATTAAAACCATCGTGGCGCTTATAACTGCCAGATGATGCCACTATCTACCTCGTCCTGCTTTTCTTACACCCTTAACCTTTAATAGGTTTGGATTCTTTTTCTTTGCAGCCTTACTGGCTTTCCTTGCACCCGCAGCCAAGATGGCTCCAGCACCTTCCATAGAGACGCCTTGCCTCTTTGCAATCTGTTTCTGGGCTGCTTTGAAACCCATTCCCTTTTTCACTTTCATTATTGAACTCTTTTCCCACGACTATTTCCAGGTATCTTTGTTACGTCATTGCCATACTTTTTTAAAGCATCTTCAAATGACATAGGTTTTTTTGATGGTTTAGGTTTTGGTTTAGATACTTCTTTGGCTTTACCTTTATGCCATATATATTGTTTACCTTTATAAGTTCCATGATAAATATTTGGGTCATCAGTACTGCCTTTACCTCCTGAACCCCACATAGCCATAGTTGATGTTTCAATATCTAATTCATCAAATGATGGTAATTTTTTCTTAGCCATACTACTTTTTCTTACCCATTTTCTTCATAACCATTTTCTTACCTGACTTCTTGGCTGCTTTTTTAGCCATAGCCATTCCCTTTTTAGAGTATGGGAACTCCATCTTTCCTACTTTTGGCATATTACATTCCTATCTCTCTCATAGTATTTGCTACCCGTTGGTCAATTTTATGAGCCGCTGGCATAGTGTCTGCATTATATGGTTTGTTTAACTTTTCAGAGGCTTCCCTAGCAGCATTAATGTGTCGCCAAGTTGTCCCTGCTGGTTGGATACCTTCTGCTCTAGCAGCACGATAACCAGCCAATTCTCCATCCCATTTCTTCTGGGCTATTGGTTTTCTAGCATCCCCTGGTGCTAACTCAAGGGTACTTATCTTGCATCCAAAACATCCTTCAACAAATTCTGGATGAACTCTAATTTGATGTAGACTCATATTGCTGTAAAGTTTGCTGAGGTTACTCCCACACCACCAGCAATTAACGCTGCTCTTGTTGCATCATCTACTATATGCTTATAACCACCACGATAAAACTCTTCATAATCTGCTACATCTTCATCTAATACGTATCTTACCTGTGAGTAAGTACCACCAGATTTAGCAATACTAATACCTCTATCTAATTTATAGAAGTAAAATAATCTATGTTTACCTGCTGGTCCTTCACGGACCGTAGGGGTTTTGAAAACATAGTCTGCCATTATTCTCCTTAATGAATTTACTGTAAGACACTGCAACGTATTCGCCGTATAAACAGTGTCTTACCGTCAATCAACTATGAAGCGATTGAAGAACCTGATTCGATTCTGTATAGAGCCTCTTCACGGTAGCGTGCAAAGCCAAGTACGCCATACCAACCCATTGGGCGATGACGCATTAACTTGTCAACTACTGGTCCGATAACTGTATGTGGCTCTTCTGCCACTGCCTCAGCAAGTGCTTGCTGTCCGCAGATAATTGTGCGGTAGTTACGTGCAGAAGATGCACCGTCTGTAGCGTTGTACATACGTGGAGTCTCAATGAAGTATGCTCCACCGTATACTCCGATTTCTCCTGCCCAGATACGGTCTTGTGCAGAACCATATTGGTTTGGTACTAACCAGTTACCTGTGTCAGTAGCAAGGCGGAAATCGTGTGATACCTCTGGGTGAATACCAGCCCAGAAGTTTGTACCTTTACGAGGTACTGCTTTGTTAGCACGTAGTTTAGCAACTGCCTTTAAAACGTTAGCAGAACTTAGAGTTGCTGCTGCAGTAATTGTTGCAGTTGATGTTGCTGTTGAACCTGAGTAGATTACGTTTGAACCACCACGCAATGTTGTCATTGCGATAGAGTCAATAGAATCTGCTAGGTTGAATGCAATGATGTTAGCAATTGCTGGGTCAACATCTGCTAATGAGAATAACTCAAGAGCACGAGTTACCAACACTGAGTTACCGTACTCTGCAAGAGTAATGGTTACTGAGGTTGGTGTTGACATTGCTACTGCATCTGGGTCAGCATCCTCTGTAAGGGCTGTAGTTGCAACGGCTAGGTCAACGTACTTCTGTAGAACTACTGTTGAACCTGGAATTGCTTGGCGTGCTGGACGCTTGTCTGCGACTGAACGAATTAGTGGTTCAGAACGGAGAGCAAACTCTAGAAGACGGTCATACGCCTTCTGTACTAAACCAGCATTACCAGCGGTACCACCTAAAGAGGCAGAACCTGTTGATACGTAGGCATTAGCCATTTGTCACCTCCAAGTGACTATGAACGGAAATTGATTATTGTTGTGACCGCAATAAAGCAATTAACTCATCAGCAGATTGAGCATTGTCAATCTTTGTATTGAAGTCTTGCTCACGGTCTGGTGTAACCGCACCTTGAGTAACTACATCCTGTTGGCGTAATGCCGCAAGAGATGCGTTATCTGCATTAGACTCAGTAGGAACTTTAATTCCAAACAAATCTGCGTTATCGTCAAGCCAGTTATTAACTGTATCTTCGTTAACATCATCTAAGTCTTTTAGTACTAGTCTTGCTGCTTTAAGGTTTACACCTTTCTTTTCTAGGACTTCTTTGACGGTTCTCTCACGCTGCGCCTTGGAAAATGTCTCAAGTTGCTCAGTAAGTTCCTTAATACGTTTTTCATCTGCACGTTTGGCTTTTCTTAGTTTCTTAACTAAGTCATCTCCCTGCAGAGGAGTATCGTTATCTTGGTCTTCGTCTTCGTCTTCCCAGTAATTGTTGCTCATAGCAACCACCCTTTCTATTCGTTGTTAGTTCGCAGACCACAGTTCAGTTAGGGGAAACTGGCTGGCTTCTACTCCCAGACTTATACACCTCACGGGGCTGGTAGGTCCGTGTAGGGAATCTATTTTAGAATTGTCCTCCAGAGGATGTTCTTCTTAGGTACTGCGTTGATAAAGCACCAGAACTTAATGCAGTTCCAGATGAACCTTGGAAGGCTGCTTCCTCGCGGGAAACAAGTTGTTGTCTCTTACGTTTAGCAGATTCTAAACCTTTAAAGGTTGCTTGCTCTGCTTCAGTTTGTCCGTATGTAATTCCTTCTTCATCATAAATCTGACCTAACTTAGTAGCAGTAGGAAGTTCTTGAGCAATGGTTGAATAACCAATTTGTGCTTGTTCTCTACTAATACCAAATTTAGCCAAATCTTCTGCGCTAGTCATTGTTGCTGGTAGTCCTACTCCAATAGCAGCACCACCTATCTCTGCAGATAAGGCTTTCTCTTTAAGAGTTACTAAAGTCTTTGTTGGGTCTAAGAAATACTTAGCAAGGTCTGCTTCACCAATACCATAAAATTGTTGGAAAGCACTCTTAGTGGCTGGGTCAGCCATCTTAACTCTATCTACTGCGGTAGATACTCTGTCCTTAAATTCAACAGCAGATATATCAGCACCAATAACATTGGCTATTTCTTTTTGACGACTCTTACGTTGCTCTGGAGTTACACCTACACCAAAGTAATCTTGCAATCCATATGCTTTAAGAGTCTCTGAGTAACTATTCTCTAAATCTAAATACGCAGCCTCACTTATAACATTTCTGCCAGAAGCAAGCCTCAATTCATTTCCATAGAATCTATCTTTATAAGATTTAGATTGTTTTAATAAAATAGTAGCCTGATTAGTACCGATACCCTGCTTCATATAACTTTCAATTTCGCCAGCCAATTCTGCTAAACCGTAAGAATTAAATACATCTCTAAGTAAAGCAAAAGCATCTGTTCTGGCTTTTTCATCCATCATTTTTTGATAATCAGTTACTGAAGAATCAGTACTTTGACCATCTTGTTTAGATGTATCACCATATAACCAGGCGTTAAATTCTTCATCAGATACTAAACGACCTTCAATATATTTTTTGCCAGTATCAGAAGTACCACTCCTACCCTCTGATACATAGGAAGCATCTGACCTGTTGCCAGGATTTATAATTACTGCGCCACCCGTACTAGTATTTGTTCCGCTAAGAGTGGCTCCAATTTTTGCTAATTCTTTTAAAGAATCTTTTATACCAGCAATACCTTTATCAATAGCAGATTGATTAGATGTAACACTTTTCTTTTGAGGAGCAGGTGTAGAACCCTTTGTTACAGTTGTAGGAATACCACTATAACCACCAGAGACTGTTTTAGGGGCAGCAACTGGTGTACCACGTACGGTTGCTGGGGCTGCTGGAGTTTTTTTAGTTGCCATTATGCCATCAATCCGAAGTCTTTAAGAATGTCATATGCATACTTAGAGGCTTCTTCTCTAGCGTTTTTAGTTTTAGCCCAACGTGGGTCATTACGTATTAATCTGTCAAACTCAGTCAAATTCATAGTTCCTTTGTTTCCATTATTTTTTAAGGCTAACTGAATAGTTGGGTCCATTACATCAATACTATTAGGGTCTATCTCTAATAGTGTACCCATTGTTAATCTATGATTACTTGTAAGTTCATTCAAATTAACATCCTCTGATATTAAATCCGCTAAATTTGAATAGGTAGATTTAGCAATTGATAGTATCTTTGAATTGATTTTCTTTACACTCTGCTCATCTTCTTGACCAGTAGATAACTCATTGGCTACATAACTTAAAGCATCTTTATTACTTATGTTAATACCATAACGTTTAGCATAGGCCATTACGCCATTAACAGCCTGAGCAGCACCTGCACCTGCTTTTAATACTTTATCAATATCAGAACCGTTAAGGGCTTTGCCAGCCACCTTACGCATTAGTTCTGCTCTATCTAAATCATCAATGTATTCGCCTTTAAACTTAACATTAGAATCTGTTTCTATTGTAGTTTTAATTGCTTTTCGTTCTAGTGCTCTTAGTTGCTTATAGTACTCATCATGTTGTGCTTTAGTAGCACCTACACCAAGATAATTCATAAAAAATCTATTTAAGTCAGAGGCTGCTGTATCTCTCGTAGTTTCTTGAGTAGATGATTTAATGCTTGGACCAGCAGGTTTAAACTCTTTATCTAAATAGTCATCAAATGTAGTAGGTTCTTTAATACCAAGAACTTGGTAATCACGGGCTGTCTTTAAAGTGTATTCATTTAAAGCATACTGTAATCCACCAGCAAAGTCACTATTTAATTTTCTATTAACATAGGTATCTTTATCAATTAACTGTGCTTTGTATAGTCTATCAAACAGAGCCTGTAAACCACCAGGTTTTGCAGTAGCATCTTCAAGAATTTTCTTTTCTATATCATTATAACTATATGCTATCTCTACATTAGTATCTTTTATAGTACTGCTAAATCCAGGCAGTTTACTTTGAAAACCTTTTTTAGTTGACCATATAAAGTGAGGACTACCTTGGCCATCGTAACCTTGCATAGTAGAATTTAGACGACTAGTACCTCTTTCGTCAGTATCTACTATTAAACCTTTTTCCCTAAAAGCATTACCTAAAGTATCACCCTCAACATACATAGGACCTTCTATGTTGGTGTCACCAGTTCTATTAATGGCTGCGTTTATGCGATTAAGGTCTTCTTGAATCCTATTTGCTTCATCAGTATTACCAGAATCTTTTGCTTTTTCTAAAGCCTCTTCTACTTTAGATTTTTTCTTAAGAGCAAGTTCTTTTTCTAACTCACCAATTTTATCGTCTAAAGTATTTTTATCTTTAAGTGCTTTATTATACTCAGGTGTTCCTCTACTATATTTATTTAAACGAGAAATTGGACCATTAAAAGCATTTAAATCTTGTTTGTATTTATTAATTTGTTTTTCTATTTTTAATTCTGCAGTACGTTCTTTTGATGGAGGTGGGTTATAACCTATGCTAGCCATTAATTCCTCTCCCTTGCTGTGTAGGTATCACGGGAGTAATAATCAAGGATAGCCCTGAATACAGCCCTGTTTGCTTCTTTCAAAATTGGGTCTCCAACCTGTAACTGATTAATTAAAGCATTGATATCTTGTTTTATATCTCTCTTAAGTTGAGAGAAGTTACTCATTTCCCTCTTAGAAGGGTCATTAGCGGTAGAAACAAACTGCCTTACCCTTGATGCAACCATAGCCATTCTCTGTCTAGTACCTGCATCTAAGTTAAATTTATTATCAATAATGATTTGCTCTATGCTATCTAACATTGCCAACTCACTACCTACTTCATTACCGCCACCAGTTAATGCTGGTTCTAATAATGGATTCTTGGCCTTAAGGGCATTTCTTTGTAGGGTAGATGACTTAATAATCGCTCTACGAGCCATAGTATCACCAGATGTAGCAAGGAATTCTTTTTCTTCTCTGGCTATATCGTAGTAAGCCTGCTTATCTTTAGATACTAATACATCTCTGTAGTAATTCTCTAATGATTTATTAGCAATTAAACCAGCACCTTCTAGCCAAGCATAGGTACCAATATCAAAGTCACCAGTATTAGGAGCAAATACAAAGGCTGCTTCGCCATAAGCCTTAATCTTATCTTCGTTTTCTATAGCCCAGTTCTTTAATTCTTTAGTCTTATTAATAATTACATTAGTCTGTTTCTCATCACGAGAGACTGTATATATTAATTTACCTGGGTTCTTACCTACATATGTAGCAACTGCTAACTCATATGGGTCTTGAATATCACCTTTATACTTCTGAGTTACTGCATTTAGAATATCAAAGAACTCTGGACGTAATCCAGTTATACCTACCTCTTTAAGATAGTCAGGTACTCCAATAGACTCTTGCATTGATGGAGCAACTGGAGATATTAAACCTAGGATAGAACGCATAACTATAATGTTATGTGCTGATAAACGAATATTCTTTAGGTAATCAGCCTTCTCTTGAGGAGAAGCAGATGGGTCTAGCATATAACCTTGAGATGCATTGTATGCAATAGCCTGCATTGCTGCAGTAGCCTCTTGTCTGCTTTTCTCATTTTGAGGTAATATGTTCCATAACTTCTGTAAAGAAGATGGAACTATAGCCCTTACTACATCAATATTATCGCCTATTTCACCAAGGGCAAAGTTATCTATTTCTTGTCCAAGTTTCTTACCACCTGCACCACCTACTCGGCCTAGAATATTTTTCATAGCAATAACGCTTAATGCACCAAGTGGACCTGACAATGTAGGCAAACCTGCATCTGGAGTAAATGATGGGTTAGCCAACTTTAACTTCATAGTAAAGTCATTGAATATAGGTTGCTTAAATCCTGCTTCACCTGGAGTTAATGTTCTAACAACGTTGTCTACTGTCTTAAATATAACATCATCTAGTGGCATCATTACATATGGGTCACCATTTTGGTCCTCATATATACCACCAGCAGCATCTAAACCTATATGGGCTAGTCGTGTTCTATATAAAACTCGTGGAGTTACATCCTTCATACGAAGAATACGGCGCCAAAAATCTTCAGTAGCACGATAGTATCTACCTACATTTCGTGCAGATACTGCAAAGTTAGAACGAATAGTAGGGTTATCAACAAACTTTAATACTTCATCTGCAGCCTGTTGAATAGATACTTCAGTAAAGTATTTATTAGATTGAAGTCTTGCTAACTCTTCTTCTTGTATTCTGTTAAATGTTTTACCAGCCTCATAGGCTTCTGCTTCTGCATTATCTAGAAGTTTTTTCGTATAATCTTTCTCTGCTTGAGAATAGAACTTGCGAAGTTTTAGATAGGTAACCATAACTGCAGGTTGACGAATAATACCTGTAACCTGACGGTCCATAATTTCCATTGCTTTGTTTCCAAAGCGTCTATATAAATTACCAAAATCATCTAGTCCCTCTATAGCAAGGGAGGTATACATCTTACCTGCTGGCTGGAAACCTTTAGTTAGTTCTGAAAACTCATCAAAAGTAATAGCCTTAGCAGCCTGTCTCCAAGCACCTGCAACAAACTCTGTGCCACCCTTAGTTATCTCACTATGTTTTGCTTTAATAACATCAACTAATGCTTGGTTATATTTATTGGCATCGCCATGGAAATATCTATAAGTATCAACTAAAATTTGCTCTACTAAGTCACGGGCTATATCTACATCATCTTTACCCTGTGAACGTAGGGTATTAGTATAACCTCTACTTTGTAGGAAACTATCTAAAGCCTTTTTGTCTCTTACGCTAAATAGGAACTTACCACTTAGTTCATCTAAAGTTTGCTGGGTAACATCATCGTATACACCCTCAACGTTACGCTCAATACCTACCTTGGACAGTAACTCATTACGAGCACGGTTCCAATCATTGGTATCTCTTAATGCATTATTCTTTAAAAATACTGTGGCTGGATTAAAGTTATAGGTTTGAGCATCACCAAAAATACTCTTACGGTTTCCATAAAAACGCTTTATAAAGTTTTCAAAGTGGATAACACTGACACCCATACCGTTAAGTATGTTATCTCTTACTAATTCAGAAACAACAACTTCTTTACCCTTTAAACCTTTTTCAATCTTAAAAGTTTCCTGAAGATACTTAATTAAGTTATCAAACTGGTTCATATCCAAGAACTCTTCGGCTACTTCTGGAGCCTGTCTACCAGTAATATTAGATGCGCTACTGATAGAGCGAGTTGCTGAACCTAAGTATTGAGAGTTTAAAGCAAGGGCTTGAATTAAGAAATCTGCTTCTTCATCAGATAGTTTACTCAAAAGATTATTGTTATAAATATCTGTAGCGGCTAAAGCCTGAGCCATTCTGCGTTGCTCTGAGGTTAACTCACCAACATTCTCTATACCATTATCAGCAGCAAATTTTTCAAGTGCATTTTGTCTTGCTGGTATATCTAATGCTTCTGAAGGTGTTTTAAATCCTAGTTTACGTGCAAGTCCTTGACGTAGTTTTTCACCAGACTTAGAACCAGAAAAGGCTGAAGCAATATTTGAAGCAATACTACCTTTTCTACCAAGTGCTTTATCACCTTTTAATATACCAGGTACAAAAACATCCATAATATTCTTAGCAGGGGCTGTAAGAAGATACATCATTGCTTCATCTATGGCGCTTCGTATACCAAGACGTGGGAAAAGTGTAAACAAAGACCAGAAGTTAACTACTTCAGATGCAGTTTTAGACTGTGTAGCCCCACCTAAAGATAAAAATAAATTCTTTTTGTTCTTTAATTCATAAGCATATTGACTTAATGCAAAATAATCAAGGGCAGATACAGCATTTGTTTCTTGGAATGGCTGGATAATGCTACCAGTCTTCTTATAAGGGATACCATCTTTGTAAACAATGCTATCTTTTGACAAAATTTGTGCTACATCTGGACGAACTGGCATTTCTGCAATCTCATCCATAGCATTGGATACACCATACTTGGTGTTAATAATTTCCATTGCTAGTTGTTTACCATAAGGATGACCAGTAATACCATAACGCTCAATAATTGCGTAGTCAATTGCTTTCATAATAGCAATCTGGTCATTTTGTTTAGCATTAATAAACTTCTGAGTCATAAACTCAGCCATATCTTTAGGCAAAACCTGACGTGCAGTTAATCTAAAAGCATTTGCTGTCTTATAAGCATCTTCACCGAGTTTAATCACAGAACCTTGGGCTGAACGGGTTAATTGGCGAGATAAACCAGCCTTGAATTTCTGAACCTTATTTAAACTATTATGAAGTTTCTTTATATCTGTTGCTTCTGGAAGAATAAAGCCATTCTCTGGAGATTGTTTTATTAATCCGTCCCATATATCCTGAGTTTTTGCTAATGTTTCTTCTGCACTACCATAAAGTTTTGGATTAATAATCTTATCTATGGTTTTATTTATACCAACAGATAATCTTCTATGAGCATTTGCAGTGGCTATACCGTTGCGGAAGTATTGAACTCCATCTACACGGCCTGCCATAAATAGTGGTAGATTTTCTGCTTGCTCAAAATACTCTAATGCACTTTTAGAGTCAGTTAAACCTTTACCCTTTATACCAGTTTCAAGTATTTTAATTGCTTCATCATTATTAAAAGCAGGATGATTAAGTTTTATATCTTCAATAATTGAAGGTCTATTTGCTTCATCTGCTTCTTTAAGGGCTTTTACTTTAGGACCTAGTTGGTCGTCCCATAGTTTACGAACACCAGTCTTTTCATCTTCAAACACCATTCTGACACCAGTAGCATTAGGAAACCTTCTCATAGTTTCTGCCGCTCTAGAACCAGCACGGGCTGCAGATGATAAACCACCTGTTGCCCAAGTAAGTGGGTCAACTGCTAACTGATAAAAGAAATCAATAAAGCCTGATACGTTTTTAGTTTTGCCATCTATTAAATCTCCAGCAGCAGTGCTGGTATTTGGGTCTTTACTAAAGAATGCACGAGCAATATCTCTACCTGGAGATACTTGTGCATACTTAACACCATCTAATACTTGACGAAAATCTTCTGGATTATTAAGTGACTCTTCTAATGCTGCTAATAATTTTTCATTTAGCACCCCATTGGATGAAGATATAATTTCTCCAGGAGTCTTGCCAGAAAGTAAACCTTTTGCTACCTCTACCTTTTCATTTCCAAAGTAATTGATAACTTCAGCCAATGCGCCATGGTCAAATACTCTACGTCCGTCCCAAGCATCTTTCCAAGTTTGAACAGAAAATAAACCTTCACCCTGAGAAGCCTGACGTGCTACTAGGTATGGGGTATTAATAATTCTATTGTATGCACCAGCAGCCTTGAATATACCAATCAAAGGGCTTGCTACAACTTTACCAACAGTCTTTAATGCACCAATTGCATAATCGCTAGCATCTGGTGGTGCTTGCAAATAATCTGCTTTAGGAAATAGATACTTAAGTTTTTCCTGAACCTCTGGGTCTAACTCATTGTATTCTTTTCTTGCAGCCTCATCAGACATTTGATTTAATTTTTTATTCTTATCAACTGTCCAAGAAAACTGTTCTAATTGAGATACCTGACTTTGCGGAAGGTTTGCAGCCTTAGCAGCAGCGTATAAATTAGGATTAGTTTTGGCTACAATAAAATTAACTTTTACAGCCATTAGTATCCTTCGTCAACTAATTGTCTATATACCAGTTCTGCATCGCCTGATGGGTCATATGCAATTAAGTTTCTAAATACATCTGCAATTGTATATGCTTGATTAGGTAATGTTCCTAATGCATCTGAACCAGGTCCATCACCTCGGTCAATACCAGCAGTAATAGGCTCATTAGGTCTAGCAGTAGGTGCTAGTAATGGTGTTGGCATTTCCATTTTAGGAATTGGATTACCAGCCATAGGTACTGCTACTTGATTTGAGTAAGTTTCTTGTCCTTGTCCGTATGGTAATCCTGGGATGTAGGTTGCAGGTTGTGTTGGACCCCCGTCAGTGCGTTGACTAAGAGAGCCAGGGCCTGATACTGGTGCTGGGTTACTTGGTTTTCTATATCCACCTTGCTGTGCCACACTTCCTCCTACTTAGTAAATTGTGTTTTAACATTTGCGGTACCACCGCACCACACATTGTATTGAATTGCTATATTGATTGCTTTTTTTGCTGCACCACTTGCTTTTGCATGGGTTTTAGTTTCTAACTCCATTGCTGCTAATGCACCAAGGGCTAAGGTTCCACCAGAACCTATTGCGTATAAACCTTTATCATCTCGCATATATCCATAGTCATCACTAACTTGATATAACCTACCGTTAAAACAAACTAATGCATCCCAACCTGAATCATCATCTGGTTTAGATTTAGGTGCAGGTTCATATCCTGCATCAGTTAAAGTTTGTTTAATAGATGGTAGTACTCTAATCATCATAAATCTATCTGGGTCTTGTGTCTTAATTACTTTAGGTGGTTGCCATAAGTTATTAAGAATATCTCCTACAATTGCATCGCCTGCAACTGCAATTAGATACTCACCAATCTTAACTATTTTGTCGCAGCCTTTGGCTACATACGGTCTATCTTGGTATGAGGTTACAGTATCTGCACCTAATACAGCCCAACCTTTACCTTGAATACCTACAATTGCAGTCATAGTCCCCTACTTAGTTATCTTCTTACTACTGTCCTTGCACTTGCACTAGCCTGTCCACCTGCGGTCAAACTAGATAAAAGACTTTGTAATCCACCTTGTGGTTGTGGAGAAGGGATGCCTCCTACTGGAGCAGCGGGAGCAGGGGACGTTTGCTCAACCTGAGGGGCGCCAGCAGGAGGTAATTCTTCAGGTTTGAAGATTTCTTCAATTGCATCCTCAATTGCTACTCCCTTTTGACGGGCTTTAATTACATCTGAAATCTTAACAATGATATCAGATGGGTCCATTCCTTGTGTAGCCATTTGAGGTATTGCTTGAGTATATGCCCCTAACGCACCCAGTAATGAGTTACGCATTTCTTCAATCTCAATTTTTTCTTGTTCTTGAGTTACGTTAATACCAAATGGTAGTTCACGCATAACCATGTCTTTAGAAATAATCTTAGCGCCTAATGCTTGCAGCATGAAGATAAGTCCCTGTGCTGGATTAAGACCAGCAAGCATGCCGTATCTAACATCGGCTGAATAATCTTTCTTGATATCCTTTGATGGTTTGTAATCAATGCTGTATGGAGAACCAGCATCTACACCACGAACTGTCTTTTCAAAGTCAAAGAACTTCTCATCTACTTCAAAGCAGACAGAGATAACATCCTTAAGTGCTGAAGCAAAAATAGCCTGAGCAGATTTAACCTGTGTATCAAAGCCACCCATAAGGGCTTGAACGCCTTGACCAGTAATAATACTTGCATCAAGATTACCAGTACGTGACTCTGGATAACGTGTACCAGTTCTTAACTCTTGTTGTAATAATGATTGTTCAGTAAATGCACCATTAGGTATAGGAAGTTCAACACGTTTTACACCTGCTGGGTTATTGGTACGAATAATTGCATCGCCACCAAATTCAATTTCTTGAACATCTTGTGGAACAACAATTGGTGATTGAACAGATTTCTCTGCTGCTTCCATCGCAAGTAATGCGAACCTATTACGAAGCAGTTGAATACCT